TAACGCCCCTGAAAGCCTATCAAATATAGTTCTTTCATATCCTGGCTTATATCTATTAAAATCTAAATTCTTAAATAATCTTGACTTCTGCCCTTGTCCTGTGTTTTGTAAAAATAAATCAGAACCACTTTTTGTTGGACCTAATAATATTCCTGGCCCTTGTTGACCTAAAACATTTACATACGCACCTTGAAGTTGTTGTATTGTTGTTGATTGCCCTAACCGTATGTTTGGGTCAAAGTATGAACCAGGTATTGTAGATACAGGTATTACACTTCCCGCCAATCTTAAAGCAAAATCTGTTGCGGATAATATAAAGTTTTGTGGTACAGTAATTTGATAGTTAGGTTCTATTATAGGTATTGTCCCCGTTGCTAATCCAAGAATGTCTGTACCACTATTAGCGTTGAATAAATTAATCCTACCAAGAGTTCTTCTTCTTATCTCACTCGCGATTCTATCTTGAAAATCTTTTTTAAGTACTTTCGCTCCTAACCTAGCGATAAAGGAATCCTGTGATAAAAGACCATTACTACCTAATGGGTCGGGTGATAATAAAATACTAACAGGACTATAGAATGATGCTAAAAATGTTGTTGGGTAAGGTTGAGCATTTCCTGTTCTACCTTGATTTAATTGTAAAACATCTAAGCTTGAGAATGCCTCTGCAGAATCAATAACAGTTAATCCATCACCATAAGCATTAATTGCTTTCCACGTTCTCGCCTCTTGGTACCCCTCATCTATTATGTGAGCATCCTGTACACCATATTCACCTTCGTTAGAATGGGTGTTTAATAACCCATTCGGGTCAGGTACTTGTTCATATCCTCCATCGGCACCGTATTGATTCAATGGATATAATCTGTCGGCAAATATTGGTGTGTCAATAAGACCATCCGGACTATCAATAACACTTAAATCTTGTTGTATAATTGGAAATGTAATTGGTGGTTGTGGTTGGTTTGGAGATTTAGCATAAGGAGCCAAATTCCTTACCATTAATCTATTTCGGAACGTTTGTGTTGATGGAAAATCTAACGGACTATTGGCCATTTATTCTGTTTTTATATAAATAGATGATATAAATTTTTTTATTTACCTGAATTATTATTTAATAATTTTGCTTTTTGGACAGGGTCCATATTGAGTAACATATTATATATTTTTTGTTTAAAATCCGGTGAGTCAACATACGATTGTAGTTGTTGTGTACTAACGCCTGGAACCGCATCTACTTTAACATTAACCGTTCCACTCATATCATATTTATAAGATGCGGAAGTTTTTTCTATGTTTTCTTTTCCAGCCTTAAGTGCCTTAATTTGTTCAGACATCTCAGGTGATATTTTCCCTATTTTACTTAATAAATCAACATTAAATGTTTTTTCAAATTTTTGTTCAATTTCTAATAATGCATCTTTAACTCTACCTGATGCGCCCGATTCAAGTTTATCAAATGTCTTTTCAATATCTGCAATACTTGATTTCATTTTCTCAGGGTCCATATTTGGTCCAATTTCAGAAAATAATTTTTGAACTTGTGATATTACACCTGTCACTCCTGTTGATATTTCTGACGACCCAGGAACTGCTTTATTTATAATACTTGTAGCATCTCTAGCAAAATTACTGACATTTGCGGTTAAATTTCTTATTTGGTCTGCACCTGTAAATCCATAAACAATTTTATCTTTTATCGCAGTTACATCCGCCAACATTGATTCTGTCGCTGATAGTTGAGATTTCGCAACATCTTCTAACGATTTTGGAGCCTCTTTTTGTTGTTTTAATAATTCTTTTAATTGGTCATTATTTAACTCTGCTAATTTGACTGTTTTGTCTTTTCCATCCTCTTTAATATTAACTTCATATTCCCCACCTTTACCCATTTTGGATATATTACCCAACAACATTCTATCTTCTTCATTATCAAATTTTAAATTTGGAGATAATTGTTTGAATGCTTTATCCATATTAGCGGCGGCTAATGCGGATTTTGACAAATTTTCATAACTTAATCCTGTTTGATTTGACAACTCTCTAAGTTGTAACATGCCTGCAGGATTAATTTTAAATGTCTTTGTCTTCTCATCAAACTCTGTGTATTGTTTAGTCATGTTTATAAGACTCTTTTGTAAACCTTCAGGGTCGTTAAGAGACATATTCATTAATTGGAATGGGTCAACCAAATTACCAGCTGCAACTCCCATTCTTTGAAATGCGGACGCTAATTCAATCGCACCATCAGGACTAAGGGCTTTTTCCGCAAGTTGAAATGCTTCGTTCATATTAAACCTAAATGTCGCAGCCTGAGCCGCCATTTTAGTTAAACCTTCAACTCCACCCGCAAAATTAAATTTATTTAAATTATCCATTTGCCTACTGACATCACGCATAATATCTCCGGCATTCAAACCAACACTTCTAATATAATTTACTGAACTTTCTACTTGTTTCCCAACTTGTTCAAATTGTACACCCACATCAGTAAATTCCTCTACTATGTTTTTAACACTATCACCCATAACCCGACTAACCGCGTACAAACTTTTTACTTGGTCTTCACTAGCAATTACATTTCTTTTAGTCGCAGAACTAACCTCCTCAAGTGTTTGAAAAACATCAGTAATTTTACCCCCCAAAGCAGTAATTCCTGGTACTGAGTTATTAACCGCCTGCATCATTTCTGTCATTCTTTCTCTTGTCTGACCAAATGCAGCATTTAATCTCCTTGCACCTTCCATCGCATTATCTATTGCCTTGATAAAATCAAAATCAACCGCCTCTTTTGCTTTATTTTTTAATGATTCCTTACTTTCTTCTTCTCCCGCCATAATTTAATTTTATTATAAATAGTAAAGGACTGAAAAAATCAGTCCTTTTTATTATCTTCAATCCATTTATCTAATAGGTATTTCCTTACAAATATTGGCATTCTTTCAAAATCAGAATAACTCACATTTAACAAGGTGTTTAAGTAATAAAACTCATCTATTTGGTATTTTCTATAATCAGAAGAAAGGGCGAAAAAAGTCCACCCCAAACCCTACATTAACTGTAAGTTTCTCTCCTGATGGGGTTTGTACTGTCTTTTTTAAATCTAATCTTGGTTCGTTTTCATTCATAAATTTTCTTATGAATTTTGAATCCGCTATTGGAAGTTGTTCAACAAATTTTGCAATTTCTCCAACATCTGTAATACCTCCAACCTCAACAATTTCTTTTTGTAATCTTGTGGTAATTTTTGGGGGTATTCTACCTGCGGGATAAGATTCTAATGATTTATTCATTGCATTTATCTCACCAAATGTTAGTGGTTTTAGTTTTACTGTTGATTGACTTTTTGGTAAAGTAATTGTAAATGTTCCATCTGCATTTGGTTCTTGTCCTTTAAGTATTGTTAATTGGTCTAATAAAACTGTTGCTTGAAATGGTTTCCCTGTTGATGGGTCTGTAACAGTTACAATTAACTCAGGACCAAAAGAAGTATTTCTTAAAAAGATAAGGATTGCCTCAATATCCCCTTCTATCATATCATCAACTCTAAAATCGGGTTCGTATATTTTAGCTCTTAATAAATTAAAGGTTAAGTCACCTGTACCCCCCAATAAGATATTTTCATCCATTGCGGTTAAATAACCCACTTTAACTGATTGTTTTTTATTTCTGTAAAAAATACCCCCTGAAGGAAGTGGAACCACGTCATGTGGTAGTGTTAAACTCTGTTGTGCGTATTCTCTTGATTGATTATCCATATAAAAAAATTAACCGTAGAAAGTTTATAGTTTCTCTACGGTTAAATATAATTGTTTTGTTTTTTTTATAAATAGAATATTAGTAAACCAATACACATCTATCCATTCTCAAAGTTGCAGATATTGTTGCAAGTCCATCTGTATTGTATGCCAAACTATCAAAGTTTACATCAGTTAAGAATGTACCATATAATATCCATTTTTCAACAACAACTCCGGTTGGGTCGAGCATCTCCAAGTCAATATCTTTTTTATAACCCGCAGCATAACCCATTCTACCTGTAACAGATTCTGCGTGTAGACGAACCCACTCCATTAATGCTTGTGCTGCAGAAGGTCCAATTGGGTCTCTAAACTTAACGGGGATTGTTTGCCAGTTAAATCTACCTGCAACGAATGTTGAAGTATTTAAGAAAGGAATTTCAGTTGCCGCTATTTGAATGTGTGGTCTAGCGGTACTCTCTACAAACCACTCATTTATTCCCAAACTTGAGGGAAACCTTAAAATGAATCGGTTTTGTCTTTTCGGTTCATAAGGTATGGGCATTTTCATTAATAAATCCGCCATATTGTGTAAATTTTAATTTCTTTGTTTATTGATTATAAATAGTATCTTTTTGAAAAATTTATCTATTTACTTTTAATTTTAATTTTTTTATTCTTATTATATCCAGTTCTAGTATCCAGTATTAATAAATAAATTAACTTAATTACTTAATATTCTTTTTTAATACCTCCAGCAGTAGAAATAGTTTTAACAATATTATCTGGTTTATTTTCAAAATGTTTTTTCATTGCTTCTAAATTTCTAGTATCATCATCAGAGAATCCTATCTTTGGCATCTTTGGTGAAAACTTATTTCCTAAATCTTTCTTAATATACGCCTTCTTATTTAACAATGCAGACATTGCTCTTATATAAGAAACAAAATCATCCATTGCAATTATTTTGGCCTCTTCAGGATTTTCAGCACCTTTAACATCACCAAAAGAAACGGGGTTGTATTTGTTGAGTTCCAAATATGATTTAATTAATTCCTCATCACTTAAATCCTCCTCATCTGAGAATGTTCTATATTTTCTTAGGTTCTTAAGTAATTGTTCTTTATCTATACCATTAAAACCTGAAACTATGTAGTTATAAATCCCTTGTTTAATTGTCTCAGGATTATGTCCTCTTGCGGTTATGATTGCAAATATTGAACCATTATTGATTGCGTCTTTAAAATCATCGAACGCTGGACCTGTTTCAGCTCTCATCGCATCAATAAGGAATTGTTTGTCTCCCTCAACTCTAAAGTTTCTAAATGGATTTTCAGCATAACCGACAATAGTATCTCCATTGTAATCAAAATCTTTTTTTCCAATGTCGTGTCTATGTTCCGCAAAATCAGTTGTACTCATACCAACTTCATCTCCTTCACTATTTTTTAACATAATCTTTGTTGGCATAGAAACAATATTATCATCCCAATCAAAAGCATAATATTTCATATCGGGAGTACTTTCGTCTCTAAAACCTTCTAATATAAATTTTTTCATAATTACAAAAATAGGGGATAAATAAATACCCCCTATCATTTTTTATAAATTATATATTTTCAAAAGAAGCTCCTGTTGGAGTTATGTAGAACTCAATATTAATGAATTCAAGTGCTTTTGTTGGTTTAAGATAGATTTTACCTGTAAGTGTGTTTCTATCCAAATCTTCAGGTGAAGATGAAACAGTTACACGGAAATCATACAAACCTCTATCTCTTCTAATTGCATCCAAGATTGGGTTTACACTGTCCAAGAATTGTTGTCTAACTATTTGGTCATTTTGTTCAAACAATAATCTAACCGCAACTGCAGAAATCAACTTACGAGCTTGTAATAACAATCTTCTAACATTCAATCTGTTAAGTGCTGAATCTGCAATCTGTAAAGTTTTATTACCCCATATTACAGTACCAACATCAGAGAAGGTTGCGATTGGGTTAACTCTACCGTTGTAAAGAATGTCTCTATCTTCTTGAGTTAACTTCTTACGAGCTTTAATACAGTTAACAATACCACGAGTGTAACCCGCCGCTGCGAACCAAGGGAATGCGATGTTATCCGTTAACGCCAAGTTTCTTGTAACCTCAGCGGTTGGTGGAATGTAAATCTGAGTATTGTTTACAGTATCTCTAGTAAGAACCCAAGGATAATAAGTACAAGTATAAT